AGAAAAATAACATTTACATACAATACGTACTAAACCTAAGTTACACTTCTTGATCCTCAAAGAAGAAAAGTGAGAAAAACTTCTACTGGGCGTACCCAGGGATCGACTATAAATAGTTCTTAAATTTAGGGCACACCTATTGTATGCAACGCTAGTATTTTTATTTAGCGTAATCTTAAAATTAAAAGTTAATGTAATAATTACTATTGTAGATTGATTAAGTCTACGAATTAAGCCTAAAATCTCAACGAGGTTCAAACGCCGAGAAGTATTAACCTATCACACATTGCGTTTCCACGGGAAATCAACTAGGTCACGGGCGGTCTTTACTTAGACTAAACGAATCATGTCGTTTTAGTAAAGGTTTCGCCTACCACCGGATTGTGTCATGTGCGGAAGCTTCAACGCAGTTCACGAAACGCCTCTCTTCTTAGTCTCATCATAATTTTTCACCTTGAATTAACTTGGTTATTATTAGTCAGAAGAAGAGTTTTAACTATTCGTTAGTGGTCTACACACTTCTACAGTTATTTTTATAGCGCTACTGTAAGCCGGCTAGTTTATACACCTTATTTCAAAGTGTTTGTACAACGCGTAACAAAGGGTGGACCTAATAGCCCACAGAAACTGAAATCATCGCCCACAGCTCTATAAAAGAGTGCTTTAGTGGTTTCAGCCTCTGTCAATATATTGACCGATACTAAGTTACGTTGTATCAAATCCTGAACACCTATAACTGGTATAGATCCAGCGGTGTTAGGTAAGAGAGGATACCTCGAGTAATGAGGCACCTGAAATTCGAAAGTTCCTTCAAGATTTCGTGGCATATATACATCAGCAGCTGTTCTAGTCTCATCGATGACAGTATTGTCTTCTTGAACTGGACCAGCATTAGCTTCTGTAGCGCCATTCTCTGGGATCAATCGAATACGCGCCGCGTAAACTTTGTTTTCGAACGGTGCGATTTTGAATCTAAAACTACCCCTATAATAAGCAAATATATAACTATAATATGAATATAAATCTATATTAACCATAGTGGCTTGTGCTGCTATTGGTTTTGGAGTCTTAAACGAATTAATACGATATAAATTGTTATTTTTAGTGGATGTAGTTAAATTAGAATAGATTAAATGAAATCGCTTTAAAATTTGTCGTAACGATGTTACTTTTTCTCCTACAGTTAGTGCAGAGCTAGTGAAAGATGTCCCTTGCGGTTGTCTCATACTAGATTCTCCTACTTCACCTGTCTTTTGGATGATTTCTGGGGATACCGGTGTAGATTCAGCTACGTTGACCTGTGCAATACCACGTATAACTCTATTCAGAGTTGTTGATTTGGCGGCCCTTAACGTTGGGTAAATCTTCGGTTGTCGTGGCATAGATAATTCAAAATCTGATGCTCCAGAAACTTCAACAAGACATGAGATAGTATCAGACACTGTGGAAGTGGCACGTAATTCATTAAGAATGAGTACGTACAACCTACCAACAGAGTGCTGATAATCCTTCAAAGGTGATGTGACATCTGCGCTAGATAATTTCCATGGCTGAACTGAAACGAATGGAACGTTGAACGTTACATCTGTGTCAGAACGCAAGTCAACTACAGAACTGTAAGAGGCATTAGGATCTGCATTGTCTGGTAATTTATCATCATTTGAATAGTCACCAGGAACAAATAAAATCCTAACACGTCCAGAATGGAACTTAGTCTTGACAAATTTAAAGTGAAAATTTATACCTCCTCGCCACATAGTGAATGGTGAAGAGATATAAGCTAAGTGGCTCGGTGCTACTCTAGTACTATCTACGGCTATAGAAAAAAACGAAGGAGTAATAGGTGTAGCATATAGTACGTCGCCAGCTTTACCATTAGAAGTCCATTGGAATTTTTTGATAAAACATGGCGTTCGTGCTATATGTGCGACAGTCATTTCATCGATGTCAGTGCGAGTTAATGCAGGATTTACTTCCAACTCATTAATAGCACTAATACCAAGGGAGTGACTCATATCGACACCATCTGCATTAGCCATAAATCTACTACCAGTTAATTTATTTAAATGAGGCGCTTCCGCAGTTGTAGGCTTCGACCAACCGAAATGTTTTGCTACATCTCGAATTGTATTCGAAACCCACAGTGCAGGACGCGCATAATTGCTAACTAAAGGGACATCTTGTAGGGGGGATAAAACCGACGACACACTTGCCGCTGCAGAGCTTATAACTCCTGCCCCAGCTGAATCCTGAATTGCTTCAGTTCCAACTTGAGCAGTTGCAGCGATGGGCATAGCCGTCGGGTATTTAATTTTAATGTTCTTAAAGTTAATCCATAAAGTGCAATCTACAATACCACTAGATGCTCCGTCAACTAGCGGAGAGTATACAACTACTTTAAACCTACCTATATGACCAACGCCATTAGTCAGATCACTAAATAAATATGGTGAGTAGTATGGTACGCACATCGTGGCTTCCGTACATGTCGATAAATCTAAATCGACACGAGGGGAACCAGTCAACGGAACCAAGCTAGCATCGTCAACATTAGTGCGATCGTCATAATATTTCTGTCGATCCTCGCCTATATATTTATAACCTGGAATATAAACTAATAATAAACGCCCAGCTTGGAATGGTTGAGCGTTGACTTGTAATTTTAATTCTACATCAGCTCTAAATCCATAAAAACGTTCGCATTTCGCTTTATACATAGAATTGTTGATAATTGGATCAAGGGGTAAGTCTACCGCCATGAGCGTTTTACCAGCATTATCATTCGTGGACCATTCAATGTTTTGAATATTAATTGGTCTTTGAAGAAAATCTATGATAGAGTGATTGCGACCGTCATCTACAGATGTTAGATAAGACATATCTAAATCTAAGGGATCAGTATAGATACTAGTGGATGGGGTCATACCTTCAGAAGAGAAAGTTAAAATTTGTTGTTGTTCATGTGTCATTTGTGTTTCTTGAAAATTAGCAGGTGAGTTTCTGACCTATCTGACCACCTAATCAAAATAGGACATTCGGACTAATCTAGATTTCGTGGGGCTGCCAACGGCCATCTTGATAAGTAAAGTTAAATAACTAAGCCTTAAATTACTAAATGCATTAAGCTAATTTTTATAGTCCTAACATTATAACCTAAAGATCAAATTAGTAATTAATCTCAAAATCTCCGCCAAGCTCCTCATTTCTGAGTTTCAATAGCGTGGTTGATCTTGAGTCGGGGTTAAATTCGAGTCCAGTGCCACGAGTCAAATCGAGTCCAAGATTTATCATCTTAGTTCTCCATTTGGCATCAGTAACTTTATCATGCATAGCGAGTTCGGTTAAACCTCCGCTGAGTGTGTCAACACAGATACGTAAAGGTAATTGATTACCAATGCGTACCCAGTTTGGCGCATCCAATATAACATCAATGTCAATTGGAGCAACCCACAACCCAACGAAACTTTCAAACCTAAATTTCCTTTTTAAAAATGAAACCTCCTCTAATGTACGTGCTTTAACACATTCACCAGTTTTAGCTTCATCAGTCATTGTCATTTCCAAATTCTTCTTAAGAACGGGTGTGAGAGTTTCTTGATTGTAAACATCAATAACCTCTGGTCGTATATTCATTATGAAGTCATCACCATAAAAAATAGACGAAGTATGCTCAAAAAACGAGTTCATTGTAGCATACGGCGTTCCATCCATTATGTCCAACCACGAATCAGCAAGACAACAATGATTAACGATACTGTTCAATATAGCAGTTGCAGGGCATCCTGAGGGGATTCCGTTGCGAACGTAATATATTAAAGCAGCACCAGTTAAGTCAGAGTGGTTTGCGATGTGTAGATGGTTGATGCATTCAACACCTATTTTCATTAAAAATTGTTCAAATTCATCGTAATCCAATTCGCGTCCATTAATAACGTGTCTATCAGCTGCCACAATTTGGTCCCAGTTTCTCATAAACCAGTCAACCATAATTTTAACAGCGACTTCCACGTATTGTACAGGTAGTGTGCCGTCAAAGTTAGAGTAATCTCCAGCAATGACATGTTTTCCGTTTCGTTTGAGTCGTTTGGCTAATAGGTCCCATTCTGGCGACATTGGGTTAATCCCAACAGCGATAGAATTTTGAACTCTATTTCGCATAGCGTGAGCAATAAATGGCAAAAAATATTGTCTGAACAAGATGGTGTAATGTAATGGACAAGCGGTGAATAGTCGAGTTTTTCCTACGTTAGCCTTAGCGATCGGGATTTTAGCATCTTTCAATGTATCGATCCAGATAATGCGGGGTCTAACGTTATCGAGCATACACTGGGCAAGTTCATCTACATCAGCCATAAGTTGTTTACATGCGTCATTTGTCAAATCGTAATCCATTCCATCACCAAACCATTTAGTTTTACCACTCTTTCCTTCCTTTTCATATGTATAAGGATAGCCAGGAGCAGTTTGTCTATTAATGGCATTGATAAATGGGTCTCCGTTAATTCCGACAATGGTTTCTTCGCGCGTTAATGGCAGTTTATAATGTGCAGGAGAGTTAATATATTCACGTTGGTAGAATACACTCATTGCTTCATAAACAGCATCAACACGTTGTTGTGAGACGTAAGGTCGCACAACGCCATATTTGTTCCGTTGCAAGGTCATAGGGTCAATAGTCGTTCCGTTTTCGTCAGTAAATGGGCGTAAATATCCGGGTTTGTTAGGGCTCTCAATCAATTTTCCATAAGCTGGTGATTTTTCAAGAGCAGTCTTAACACTTCCCATGATTCTACGTCCGAGTTCTGTTCCATAAATCAGAAAAGTTCCATTTTCCTTTAAAATATCGGGGTTAACATCCAGGGGTACAATTTCGTGTCCATATTGACTGATTGGTTGAAAGTGTTTCATCAATCGGTCAATGATTTGTCGAGTTAGAGCCACAGAGATGCCTTTGTTCATATGCGTAATTCCTGCAATATGCATGCCCATAATTTTCTGAGTAATAGCAGCGTTCGATGCAATAAGTATCGATCCGCAATCACCGAAGAAAGTTACAGCATGATATGTATAAGAACCACGATTCTGAACAACGACATTAGCTTCTGGTACAGTGCTTTCTACTAAATGATCTTCAGGAGTAGCAGTGGATAACCAAAAGATTTCTCTGTAATAGTTCGTTCCTTGTCGTCTGTCACGTTCAGATGCATTCTGATATCTAGCTAAAATAGCCGGAGAATCAGATACACGGGCCAAATCTTGTTCATCAATGATGTGTTTATACGCTTGGGCGAAACCACCAATATTTGTGGGTAATTGTACAATGGCAATGTCTCTACGAGGATCCTTAACATGGTTTTCTTGTTCAAGAATAACCGAGCATGGGATCAACGGTGAGATAGCATTACTACAATTCTCCAACACAAAGTGGCAATTTTCGCTACCAAAGGTTTCAACATAATGTTCCATCACGTAAAGGAAGTGTTTCGGTATCATACCTAATCGACCTCCTAACATGAATATTTGTCCAAATCCGCGTCGTTTTTCCGTTCCGTTTTCGTTCAACACCACCGTGAATCTGAAAAGATTGCGGTAAACTACGTCTCTAGCGATGACAATCGAACCTTTGTCTTGTTCAGGCAAAGATCGTTGAGCATCGATAGGAGAGCAGTTATCACATCCTTTACATGCGGGTACTGTTTGTATGTCCATAGTCTTCTCGATTGGTTCAATTTTGGCAAAAGCGGGTAATAGATTCTGTGCAGCTAAGATTGTGTTCTTCTTAATTGTTACACGGTTATCGTATACCGGGGCCTGTGCTCCTATTTTTGTCACCATTCGAGTGCGTGGGCGGGCGTCATATGTGGCACCATGTCCTACAATGCGAGTTGAATTCGCACGGCGAGACACAGCGTTATCATAAACACGAGCGTGTGAGTCGATTAGTCGTTTCAGTTCGGGATTCTTGATGATAGAAGGCAAAGTATTACTAATTTGCTTAGTCATATCATAAAGATCGGCTGTTTTAAATCCTTGATAGAAACGAGTCAACAGACACACGCAATTCGTGCCATGAATTCTGGCCACTGTAGAAAGCCTATCCAATAGTTCCGGGTCGTTACAGCAATCACATGTATTACAATCACAATCTGCGACTTGGTTGATAATTTCAGCCATATCTGATACAGATAGCTCGTGATTGTTAGATACACGTTGATCACCATATAATGAGATTGCGTATTTGTTAATCATATCTTTTCCTTTTTCCATTCGTTTAACATAGCAAAGACAAGAGGAATTCCATTTGACATTGAGTTGATTCATTGCAGCGTTTTTACACAATTTGCAATTATTACAACCTTTATCAAAGCAAGCATTAGCTTCAGATACAAGTTGAGCAACTTGATCATTATCAGATATATACTTAGGAACAATCTTACCTTTAACGTAGTCACCTAGAGCAAACGATACTTTCACACACATATATGTGCTGAATACCGACACTCCAACTAACACGGCTTGTTTGACAAATTGCCAATATTTTCCAAAAAAACCTGCAAGTGTCTCCATAATTCCTGTAGAAGCATCCTTTAAATATTGTTTAATTTGGCGTGCGTAATATAGATGGTAGTCCCATGATGGTTGTTCCCATATATCACGCGCACGCGGTATCAGTCCAGTGTAATCCAAAATATTTTCCATTGTACGTTTAGTTTTCCTTAATAGAGCCATTAGAATCGTGTCGTCATCACCGTGAACATATTTTCGTAGACAGTGGTTCGTTACTAGAAATCCAGCAACGTTACCAGCGGCTACGCGTGCAGCATTACCTATTTGCGCTTCAGCGTCAATAGGATGCTCCACAATATCTTCAGGTTCATATGTGGGGTTCCTGTATGCGTCCAAATAATTGGTGAAGTCCATATGTTGATTAAAGCGAGAAGCCATCTTCATAGAACATTCCTCAGTTACTTGTGCGTATGTCATGTCCGTTTCAATCGTTCGTCCGTCGAATGCAGAAAATTTCGTAAATCTGTACACATCCAAGTTGTTACTTACAGAAGTTCCGACAAGTTTGCGCGCAGCAGCACGAGCTTTAACTGCATTGAGTTTGTATTTTTCATTTCCATTTTGGTCCACGTAATATTCTCTGTATTCTTCCGCAATATCGACATTGTAAGCAAAATCGATACGACGTTGTACAGCTTCTGGAGAGTTGAGCGATTCAGTCTTAATACGATCTAAATTCGAGGTGAGTAAAACACACTTCGGATTAGCAAAAGTATTATTCTTTTCTTCAACAGAAGCCATATGAAGCATAACAGGGAAAGCATTTCCTAGTCGTATAATTTCAAATAATTCGGGGTTCGGTTTCAAAACATTATCTTTAATTTGGAAAGCATCGTCGTAAATAATATACTCTTGATCAGTATATCCATCCCAGTATTCAGTTTCTGGTACACGTCCGTAAATATTCTTCTGAAAATCAGTAGGAATATCTCCGAAAACGCGCATCATATCCATCATGAAGGGGTAGGACATACCAGTTTTTCCCATACCAGATTTACCGCAAAACCACACTATCAAAGGTTCAGGTCTAAGTGCTTGTTTAAGAGCACCAGACTTGATAGCCTCATCAGCGAGTTGTTTGGTAGCTGGCAAGAGAGAGCGTATTAAGTTCAAATTGGCCGGGGATAATTTCAGTTGTGTACATTCTTTAATCAATCGAACTCCTCGTGGATATAATTTAGAAGCAGCTAAAACAGTAGCGGGATCGCGTTTAATCTCGTTCCTGTTAGCTAATTCCAAATATTTTTCTACTTCGGAAGCCCAATCTAATACGTCCTGTAACATATCAGTGTTGTTAAATCGGTTGTGTTTCTTTAAAATTTCTTCCATAAATGTGTATATTTGTTTGACCACTACATCTAATTTGCTCCACATAGATTCGAGACCAGAAATTGCTTTCGGGAATCGATCCAAGCGGGTTACAAATTCGTCAATAGTGTTCTTTCCGGGTAATTGTTTAATAAACAGGCAAAACATAGTTAATGATAAAGCTTTTAAAATTAACAAATGTGAACCTGTGTCGATCTGGGCTATTGGTGCCACAAAATATGCTCTAAGCGATGTTACGAGTTGTGCAACAAGACTAGAAGCAATACCTGCGGATCCAAGAGCGCCAAATACATTAACAACTAAATCCTGTAAGTCCATTTTCCGGGTTGAAAATCTATATAAATTGTAGATTGTTGTGATCAATGCTACAATTTTGCGTTGATAATCAGCCACTGTTTCCTGTAATTTGTCCGAGATAGCATTAGTCAAATCTGCAAACATAGTTAAAGATTTGTTAATAGCTAGTTCTAAGTTATTGTCAACGGTTATATTGTGGTTAAAATTTAGTCCTACTTGAGCAATTGCGGATAATTTATTAATATAAAGCGTATTTAGATATTGCAATGTCTCACTACTGCCTGACTCAGTTATATCGGCGTCTGTAGTGAAATTGAATGCAGTAACATAAAATGCGAAAATCATATCAATAAATGCGTTACGTATGTTCGGGTTGTTGGTCATTTGTTTAATCAGTTGTATATAAGTCCTAAATTCCGCGTTTAGAATAATATTATTCGCCACGGCGGATTGTTTGAAACAGTCAATAGTGTATTTGCGTGGAAGCAATAAACCGGTGAGTGTTACAGAGTTGCTAATAATTCGGTTCTTTAAAAAGTTCCTAATTAATCGACAATAACGTGGTAAATTCGTAAATTTGAGCATGTCGGGTTTGTTTAAAATCGTTGCCAATGATGCGTTTATTAAGCGAAGAGCAATAGCTATGGAGTAAAAGGACCCATCTTCAATGAAGATATGTTCTTTAGCCATAGCAATAGCTTTCAACATCAAGAAAAAACAGTCTTTAGTTTGAGCATGTGTTTTCGTGTGTTGCATCAAATAATCCAAATATAGCGTCAAATAAGCAATGTTTCCGTCAAGTTGAGCAATACGACTTGGACGAGAAACACCGTTATGTGATTCATTAAATTCCGTTATGTAAGCCAAAACTTGTTTGCGCAATGTATTCTCAGGAATAGCATCTAAGGGTTCAGTCATAATATAAGTATTATTCATGTTCTCTAGAGTAGATCTAGTTAATTGAGCAACAATTCTTGGTTTTTCGTGTGCTTGGGCATCGCGTATCTTTAGCTGAGTTAACTCAGGAATAGATAGTTGAAGCTTGAGCTGGGGGAGCGTTGTTGAAAAAGTACCTGACATTTTGTATAGTTTTATAAGTGTCAAATGCGTAAATCAAAAACAAACAAGATAAATAACTCTTCTTATTTACTAAACCGCAAAAGAAAAAGAGTGTAAATATCAATAGCAAAACTTTAGGCAAAAAGAAGCCAATAACACTGCGAAGATTTGTGCAAATCAGTACGAATACTGTACGAGCTCCGATCAAGGACGTACGCAGTAAATATTTATAATCAATTGTAAAAATAACTTAAATATCTAATTGGTGTTTTGGTTGGAAAGTGTTGCTGAGGTTTATATCACGTCGTGAGCTGGACGGGCTTAATGCTACGTTTATATCACGTCGGGAGCTAGACGGGCTTAATGCTACGTTTATATCACGTCGGGAGCTAGACGGGCTTAATGCTGAGGTTTATATCACGTCGTGAGCTGGACGGGCTTGGGGCAAGAGAGAAATCTTTCCTTTTTCTTCCTTAGTGTCTTACGGGTCTAAGGTTTGAGGATTTCTCCTTAAAAGCGCAAGAAATGTATATTGTAAGAATATATAGTTTCTTATTTAA